GAATCAGGTTATCAGACATTCCCTTGCGTATCACCTCGATGGACTACAGTTGGTGGCGATATCTATGGTGTTTCCCCAGGCATGGAAGCTCTAGGCGACATTAAACAGTTACAAGCACAGCAGTTCAGAAAGTCTCAAGCTATCGACTATCAAGCTAATCCCCCTATTCAAGTGCCATCGAGTATGAAAAATAGAGAGATCGAGCTATTCCCTGGTGGTATCTCTTATTACGATGCGTCGTCTGGTACTCAAGGCGTTAAGACAGCCTTCGAGGTCAATCTTAATCTGCAAACCTTGCTTATGGATATTCAAGATGTGCGTACCCGTATTAATGGGGCGTTCTTCTCTGACATCTTCATGGCTATTAGTCAGCAAGACACTCGCATGACCGCAACCGAAGTTGCTGCGCGTAATGAAGAGAAGATGCTGATGCTAGGTCCAGTAGTTGAGCGCTTAAATAATGAGCTACTTGATCCACTGATCGAGACAGTATTCGAGCGGCTACTGACCGCTGGTATGTTACCACCACCTCCTGAAGAGTTAGCGGGCCATGATCTTAATATCGAATATGTATCTATGTTGGCTCAGGCTCAAAAGGCTGTGTCAGTCAATGGTATTGACCGATTTGTCTCGTCAATGGGACAGATCGCAACTTTACGCCCTGATGTTCTTGACAAGTTTGATCCAGACCATTGGGTAGACGTTTACTCAGACAAGCTGGGTATTGATCCAGAACTCATTATTAGTGGCGAGCAAGTTGGCTTAATACGTCAACAACGAGCGCAAGCTCAAGCACAGCAACAAAAACAGGCGCAGCTGATGGAAATGTCACAAGCCGCCAAGAATCTCGGACAAACTTCAACTCAACCCGGCACAGCCTCTGGTGACATGCTAGCCAAAATGAACGGACAACAGCAAAATGGCTAGACAATTACTTTCAACCGTTGGCGACTAACATGAAAATGATGAGCATGAAGAAAGAAAGCGACGACATGGGCGATGCTGCTTACTGTATGTCGGCTAAGTATGGTTACGGCTTGACACTTCATTTAGATGATGACCAGTGCGAGGCGTTAGGTATCTCTAAAGCATTGAAGGCTGGCACACAAGTCACTCTACAAGCTATTGCTATCGTCACCTCTGCAACTGAATCATTAGAACGTGATGGAGATGATAAAGGCACTGACGTCAGTATCTGTTTACAGATTACTGATATGGGTTTGACAACCGGGTCTACACTTAAGAACGCAGCTAATCTGCTCTATGGTGCGGATGACAAGTAATCATTCAAGTTACGCTATGGATGAAGATTTACGAGCGCAACGTGAACAGCTTAGAAAGATTCAGATGGCAGTCGAGTCGCAAGACTTTCAAGCCATTGCTACTTTACCAGAAGGTCGTCGCTTACTTAGGCGACTTATGGGTGAATGTGGTGTCTTTCAAACGAGCTTTACCGGTGAAGGCTTGACCGCTGCACATAAAGAAGGCAAGCGGGTAATCGGGCTTTGGGTACTGGATCAGTTTAATAGCTGCCCAGACTTATATATACAACTCTTGACGGAACAGACTAATGACCGAAGAAATAGCATCGACGACTGAAGAAGTTGCAACAGATGCCGTTATTGTAGCAACAGAAGCCACACTGCTAGCAGAATCAGCGCCTGAAGCGCCTGTAGAGCAAGCAGATTACACAGATTTTACTTATCCAGAAGGCACAGTAGTTGACGAAACTATCCAAGACGCATTTAAAAGTGCGGCTAAGGAAGCAGGATTAACTCAGAAGCAAGCACAACACCTGACGGATATGGGCGGATTGATGAGAACCAAAGTTATGGCAGATCATCAAGCAGCACAGGCACAAGTCCACAATGAATGGGCTGAAGCGTCACGCTCTGATAAAGAGTTTGGCGGTGCAAAAATGGACGAGAACCTGGCTATCGCAGGCAAAGCGATTAACGCTTTTGCAACGCCTGAACTAAAAGCTCTACTCGATTCAACCGGCATTGGTAATCATCCTGAGATGATCCGTGCTTTCTATCGAGCAGGCAAAGCAATGTCAGAAGATAACTTAGTACCTGGGGGTAAAGGCCCATCTGCTACGTCATCACTGGCTGATCGACTTTATCCACAATAGGAAATATAAATGGCAACTTTAGCAACTGGCGCTTTAACATTGGCAGATTGGGCCAAGCGTCTTGACCCCGATGGCAAGGTTCCTGCGGTAGCAGAGCTTTTGTCGCAATCTAACGAAATTTTAGAAGATGCGGTATTCCAAGAAGGTAACTTACCCACTGGACACCGTGTCATCATCCGTACTGGTTTACCGACTGCCTACTGGCGCTCGATCAACCAAGGTATTCCAACAAGCAAATCAACCACTGCGCAAGTAGATGAGTCGATCGGCATGTTGGAAGCCTACGCTAAGATCGATAAAGACTTAGCTTTACTAAACGGCAACACCAATGCTTTTAGAATGTCAGAAGATTCTGCGTTCTTGGAAGCAATGAACCAAGCTCAAGCTAGTACATTATTGTACGGTAATCCTGCAACTGACCCACGTCAGTATCTAGGTTTAGCTCCACGTTATGGTGCTATCTCTGGTGCTGGTAATGCTCAAAACGTCTTAGACGCTGGTGGTGTTTCTACTAACAATACTTCTATTTATTTAGTGGTATGGGGTGACAACACTACTTTCTGCACATTCCCTAAAGGTTCAAAAGCTGGTTTGGCTCATGACGATCAAGGTGAATTGGTTGTGTACGATGCTAACTCTAACCCTTACCAAGCTTTCCAAACTCATTACCAATGGAAGAATGGCTTAGTTGTTAAAGATTGGCGTTATGTCGTTCGTATTTGTAACATCAACACAGCTAACTTAGTTGCTGAATCTTCAGCTGCTGACATTATCAAATTGATGTCACGCGCTTTAGACCGTATCCCTAATCTTGGTATGGGCCGTCCTGCTTTCTATATGAACAGAACAGTTTACTCAATGTTAAGAATACAAGCGTTGAACAAATCACAAAACGTCTTAGACATTAACAGCGGTCTAAATCAATTCGGTACACCAACGAGCTGGAGCACTTTCGAAGGTGTGCCATTGCGTCGTGTTGACCAAATCTTAAACACAGAAGCGAGAGTGGTGTAGTCATGGCTTATGTAGACAATAACTTATTATTATCAGGCGCAATCTCTGCCACTGGTGTTATCTCAGGTCAAACAGTATTTAGTGTCGGTACTTCCGTACTTAGCACAAATACAGTGGACCTTGGTGTTGCTCGTGACATTGGTGAAGGCTCTGATGTAGTTGGACGCTTTGAATATACTGTAGCGGCAGTAGGTGGAACATCTATTGAAATGCAAGTTATCTCAGCATCTGATGCGGCTTTAACAACTGGTGTAACAGTATTGGGTTCAACTGGCCCTATTGCAGTAGCTTCTTTAACGCTAGGCGCACGCTTTGCATGTGACATCAACCCAGTCATTGGCTCTAAAGGTCAGCGTTATATGGGTTTACGTTATATCAGTGTAGGTACTACTACTGCTGGATCGGTTTTCGGTGACTTTGGTATTGAGATCCAAGACGGCCAAAAGTCCTATCCAAGCGGTTTTGCACTTTTATAAGGACTATTTATGGCACGTTACAAAGTATTGGTTCAAAGTTTTATTAATGATGCGTTAGTTGCAGAGGGTGAAATCATCGAGCTTGATGATAAGTCCGAAGTAGCTGACAACTTAGAGTTGATCGTAGAACCAAAGAAATAAAGACCATGCCCCCTGCTAACGTGGGGGGTTTTTCTAACCAAAAGAGTCCATCCCTAATGATTGAAATCATACAGTTTACAACAGGCATTATGGATGCGCTTTCAGCTATGTTGACTAGCTTATCAACACTTATTCCTCAAATTATAGCGGGTGCTTCTGTACTTGCAGCCTTTATGCCTCCTCCTGATGGCGAGTCAACCTTAGCAAAGGCTCATGCTGCTATCAACTGGATAGCCTTTAATTTTAAACATGCGACCAATAGGCCGGCAGAATGATCTATGCGCTACTTATTATAGGCGTCTTTAGTTTTGGTGCTGGCTTTGGTGTTGCTTACAAGATAGATAGCGCTGCTATTAGCGAGTTACACCAGGCTATTCAAGCTAGTAATGACCAAGCAACTAGCGCATTAGCTAGTAGTCAAGAACGAGTAGTACAGGCTCAGATAGTCGCTAAAGAGGCAAACACTAACTTGGAATTATCACATGCCCAGTCAATTACAACGATCAATGCTTATCACGACGCTCTTAAGTCTAAGCGCTTGTTCGACCCCGGTGCTAAAAACAGTGATTGCCCCGTGTCAACAAATTCAACTGCCAGTATCTCTGCTCGCTCAGCCGAACCTGCCGAGCTTTCAGCAGGACTTACAGACTTTCTTTTATCCCAAGCCCTCGCAGCCGATCAAGTAGCTGCGTATGCGCAATCATGCTGGTCATTCGTTAATCGTAATTGTGGGATAGGAAAATGAATATTGATAGGGATGACCTTAGAACAATGCTTGAAGAGATACTAGAAGATAGATCACATGTCGATCAACAGCTTCATATTGAAGAACACGAATGGATCAGAGAGCAGATTAACTTACAGCGCGCTCGCAAAGAATTAATGTGGGAAGCGGCTAAAACCCTAACACAGTGGTCAGTCTTAGGTATCGCTGGCGCTATCATTTATTACCTACAAACAGGACACTGGTCTAGCTGATATGACAATACAAAATACCACACCTCGGAGAGCAGGCCCTAGTCAAGGCAATGGGGTTAATGTTAGCTTTCCGTTCACGTTTAAGGTCTTTACCGCCACTGATATTTTACTCGACTTTGGCCTTTTTTATAG